CCCTGGCCGGGATGACCAACCAGGACATTGCCAACAGTCTGAACGCCTCCGTCATCACGGTGCGGCGGTACATCGGCACACAGCCGGGCAATCGATTCAGACGAATGGAGACGCCGGCCAGGGCCACGGCCGCGCCCGTGCCGGCTCCCGCGCTGGCCGTGTCGAACCGGGTGACCTATCTTGAGGGGGCTGTGGCAGAGTACACCGTGGATACCAAGAGCGAGACGGTGCTGTTCCAGGCGAAGGGCACGGAGGCCTGTGTAGGGATCACCTTTGACCAGTGGGAGGCGTTCTGCCAGGAAGTCCAGGCGATCCAGCGCTATCTATCAAAAGAAAATCCGGAGGTATGGTAAATGAGAATAGGCGAAAAGAAGCGGCCCAACAGGGCGCGTTTATCCCAGATGCTAACCCATTGGGAGATATTGAGCCGGGCGAAGGCGGATCTTATGCGGGAGCTGGAGGCGCTGGAGCGCCAGGCGGAGGCCGAAGGACTGCCGGACGCCTGTTACGCGGAGGAGCGGCGGGCGCTGGGCCTGAAGATCTCCACCATTAACGCCATGATCTACTATGAGACCGGGAAAAACTGAACAGAATTTGACAAAGGGCCCTGGCGATCCTGCCGGGGCCTATTATCGAACATGCTTTTTTCAGGATGAAAAAAGACGCAAAGTTGCGCCAAATCGCACAAACGTTCGTGGGTTTATGGTATAATTGGACTAGCATCACCAGGGAGGCGGCATGCTTGTTTGGGAAGGAAAAGAGCTACCGGGCCGGGCAGGAAGCCGGTTATAAAGCCGGGTACAGCGACGGTATGCTGGCGGGGCTCGAAGAAGCGCTGGAGATCCTGCGCGGCGCGATGAAGCGGCCAGGTGAAGCGACAGACGCGGGGCGGATGAAGAAAGGGGCGAAGGATATTGACGAGGGAAGAACTGAAGGACACCCTGAAAAAGCTTGGAAGGGCAAGAAAAAAGCTGGACGCCGCCAAGGCCCAGTATGACGCGCTGAAGGATATGTGCCGGGATCACATGATTGAGGAGAAGCTGGAGACGCTGGAGCTGGACGGTTACCAGCTGGAGTACAAACTGATCATCACCAGCAGCGTGGACGTGAAAGCGCTGAAGAAGGCCATGCCGGAGCTGTGCGAGCGGTTCAGCCGTGTGGCTGAGAGCCGGCGCTTCACCGTTACGCTGCCGGTTTAGGAGGACATGGACGACATGACGGCGAAAGAGTTTCTGGTACGGGCACGCCGAATCGACCGAAGGATCGAGGAGACCCGCGAGCGGCTGGAGCGTATGCGCGGCCAGCTGGGCGGACGGGTGGCCAATCTGTCCGGGATCCCTGGGAGCCGGCGGCGCTGGGCGGACAAGGTAGACGACATGATCGACATCGAGCTGCGCCTGGAGAAACAGATCCGCGAGATGTGCCAAATCAAGCGCGAAGTGATGGACGCCATCGACGGCGTGGACGATCCCCTGGGGCGCGAGGTGCTGGAGCTGTATTACCTGGACGGACTGTCCTGGGGCGACGTGGCCAGCCGGATGCACTATTCCGTGCGGAATGTCCAGATTCTCCACGGGAAGGCGCTGCCGTTCGTGCGCGTACCGTGCGCGTAATCGTCGCGTTTTTTCGCTGGTTTTCGTTGAAGTTCATCGGGGTGGAATGCTATAATCTATGCTGTCGAAGACGGGCGCCGAGAGGGCGTCCGTTTTGTTATACGTGAAACATGAAAAAGGCTGATGCGTTCTATAAAACGCCCCGGTGGAAGCGGTTGCGGGAGGCGGTATTGAGGCGGGATGGATATGCCTGCCAGTGGTCCAAAAGGTACGGAAAGCGCGCCGCGGCGGACACCGTACACCATGCCTTTCCCCGTGACGAATTTCCGGAGTATGAGTGGAAGACATGGAATCTGGTTTCGCTGGCTGGAGACGTCCATGATCAGATGCACGACCGCGTGACCGGCGCGCTGACCGACAAGGGGAAACGACTGCTGAAGCTGGTGGCCAGGCGCGCCGGCGTGGAGGTGCCCGAGCGATACCAGTGAGCGGTGCGGGACTCCCCCCCGGTAAGTGCTCTCCCCCACCTCTCCCTGGGGACCGGTGGGGGGAAGTTTTTCCAAGTGCGCGGGATTTTTGGGGAAAGGGGGTAACGGTGTGGAGAAGAAACCGGACTTTGGATTCAATCTGGAGGTTGTGAACCTGTCCTTCAGCCTGCCTGGGATCAGCTTCGCTCAGGTCCCGGATGAGCCTCCGGAGGAGGAGCCGGCCGAGGAGGGATCCTCCCCTATCCGCGTCTCCCATCGTTGGGGGCACCGTCACCTGACCCGCAAGGCCTCCAGCGAGGCAGCGCTGTCTGCACAGCTTGACTGGCATTTCAGGGAGGGCGACTGTTACCACTGCTTTTCCTTCGGAGATGTGGACAGCCTGACCTATTTCAAGCACGTATTGCGGCAGCAGCGCGTGCACTATTTGGCCCTGTCCACCTGGTGCATGGCCGGGGAGGATGTGGAAGATCTTCGGGAATGGCACCAGCGTGGCATGCTGGGCCGGGTGGACTTTTTCGTCGGTGAGATCTTCCCTGGGAGCTATCCCCTGGTATATGACGCCGCGCTGGACTTCGCGCGGGAATGCGGCGGGCGCCTGGCGGTGTTCCGGAATCATTCAAAAGTCATGGCCATCGTAGGCGACCGCTTCGATTGTCTGATCGAATCCTCCGCCAACGTAAATACCAACCCACGCAGCGAAAACACCGTCATCACGGTGGACCGGCAGCTGGTGCGGGACTACATCGATCTTTTTAACGGTATCCGATCCTTCGATCACGCGACGGACGGCGTGCCACCCTATATATACCCTGGAGGTGATGAGCATGGAGCGCAGCGAGTGGAGTGCGCGGATCACAGCGAGCTGCCAGCAAGCGGGCACCTACAGGCCGTGGTTTGACGACATCATCGCCACACTGGCGGACATCCTGGCTCGCCGCGACTACGCTCAGCAGCTCTTCGAGGAATCCGGGGGCAACGTGCTTGTGAACCACACCAACAAGGCCGGAGCCACAAACGTGGAACAAAACCCCTGCCTCCGGCTGATCAACGACCTGAACCGCGACGCGCTGGCCTACTGGCGCGACCTGGGCCTGACCCCGGCTGGCCTGAAGCGCATCGATGAGGCGGCCATGAAGCAGCGCAAGAAGTCGGCGCTCGCCGAGGCCTTGAAGGGGCTTGGCTAAGAGAAAGAACTATAAGCGCATCGCCGTGGCCTATGCTAAGGCAGCCGCTGCCGGGGAGAGCATTGTTGGCGCAGAGGTGCAGGCCGCAGCGAAGCGCTTCCTGGACGATCTGGAGAGAAAAGACCTGGTGTTGCGCACCAGGGACGCCGACTTTGTATGTGGCGTCATTGAGCGCCTGATGGTCCATAAGCAGGGGCAGACCCTGGACGGCAAGCCCCTGACCAACACCCCGTTTATTCTGTTGCCCTGGCAGGTGTTCATCATCTACAACCTGCTGGGGTTTTATTATCGGGGAAAACGGGAGCGCCGATTCAAAGAGGCGTTCATCTACGTGCCCAGGAAGAACGGCAAGACGCTGTTCGCAGCGGCGCTGGCGTTCGGCCTGGGATTGCTGGAGCACAAGAGCGGCGTCACGATCTACATTGTGGCCGCAAGCCTTAAGCAGGCCTGCGAGAGCTTCAACGACATCCTCTATGCCATCCGCTACCAGGGCATGGCGGGCGAGTTCAAGATCCGGAACAACAACGCGGAGCATTCGGTGCATTGCGACTTTACCGACGAGGATGGCATACCCTGTGGCTACCTGCACATCGAGGCGCTTGCCAGTAATCCTGACGCCCAGGATTCCTTCAACGCGCCCATCTCCATCGCCGACGAGATCCAGGCATTCAAGCGGGCCAGCCAATACAACCGCTTCAAGGAAGCCGGCAAGGCCTACACCAACAAGCTGATGATCGGCATCACCACAGCCGGCGACAACATCAACAGCTTTTGCTATCGCCGGGTGGAGTACGCTGTGAAGGTGCTGACCGGTCAGGTGAAGGATGATTCCTTCTTTGCCTTCGTGGCCAGAGCTGACCAGGATGAAAAGGGCAATGTGGACTACACCAGCGCGGAGCAGCACGCTAAAGCCAATCCCTCCTACAACGTGACGATCCGCCCGGCGGACATCATGAACGAGGCGCTGCAGGCCCAGAACGACCCGCAGCAGCGCAAGGACTTTCTCAGTAGATCTCTGAACATCTACACCACGGCCATGAACGCCTGGTTCGACCTGAACGAGTTCAAGGCTTCGGACGCCGCCTTCAGCTGGACGCTGGAGCAGCTGGCCAGGCTGCCCATCGACTGGTATGGCGGCGCGGATCTGTCCCGCGTGCACGACCTGACCGCGGCGGCGCTGTACGGAAGCTATGAGGGTGTTGACATTATCATCACCCACGCATTCTTCCCGCGTCCGGAGGCAGCGCGCAAGGCCGATGAGGACGACATTCCTCTGTTCGGCTGGGCGGACGACGGCTGGCTGACCCTT